TGCCATAGGACCACCGGCAAGCACACATGCGACATCAGGAGACGGGACGTAATCTATGTCCACAATCGGGCCTAGTAACCAATACTCACCCGGATTCGTACGACCAGTACGACCACGTCTCTGCAGGCTAGTGGCTTTGTCGATCTCTTTAGTCAGAGTCCGCCCTTGATCATTGACAACGCGCAACCCAGTGTCAATTACTAGATCACATCCAGGCAATGTTAAGCCAGCGTCGGCTATAGCAGTCGCCACTACATGACCAGTCTCAGGAATTTCCCTAGAGCCAGAATGCAGTGCATAGAACCCATTGTCCTTATACTTAACGGCCAATGCTTTAACTGCTCTGGTGTGAGGGTGTATAACCAGAATTCTCTTAAACCCAGCACGCAAGGCCTCCACAATCACATCATCTAATTTACGCGATGTGAAAGAATCTGGCCGACGGTCAACAATATCGTGCAATGGCGGTATTTTGGCTTGAATGTAAGGCCATTTCTTGTCATGCATCCACGCCTTCGGTGTTGCAGTAAGCAACACACACTGCTGCGTCATGAAAAGTGTATCAAACAACATTTTCATTTCGCAAGCTGTTTCATGACTTTCATCAAGTACAAACGTCACATCAGGGACAACACAAGGACCATTCCCCATCTTCGCACTGAGAAACCCATATGTACAGACTACTAAACGAGCATTTGGGAAGGGTCCCGATTGCCACCAAACAACACCAGGATACATAGCATACTGTTCACAAAGGATGCGTCTCGGCATGGCAATGCAAGTTGGTTTGTTCGTCATCTGGACAAGCAACGATGGTATATACCTCGTCTTTCCTGTCCCGGTATGAGCCGAACAAATAACCGACTTGCCATTGGCGAGATGATCTGCAATCTCAGAAGCAGTGTCAATCCACCCTTGAGGAGTATCCTTAGCATAATTGGGCGAACCAGTGAGCGTAGTTGTTCTGTTCATAAACAAAGTTTTGTCCAGAAAACCCGCACTAAAATCAAGCGCACCAGCAATCATGTCATTTACAACCCAGATAGGAAGCAAAGACAACAATTGCGGCAACCGTACTGGTTCCACTAATTGATACGCAGACAATTTGTGATGACGGTAAGGATCTTTAGGCACTAAAGACGACATGTGCATTGAAGACTGAGCCCTTGAACCGTAGTAAGCATAGTTCCAAGTACCAAACAACGATCTCGACGTGAACAAATAAATGTTCAACATCTCCAGTACAATCGAACCAGCCGGCACAAACTGAATAGTCTCGATCAAAGGTTGCATGTAACAATAAACAGCCGTATACAACCAAAAATGTAACACGGCATAATTGGTATTCCGCTCGAACTGCTTACCACTGACAGGCAGAAAACGCCCAACCGTCCGGTACCATTCCCGGACATTTGTCAAGGAAGAATAAGGTGACATCTTACAACAATAAGCCATCTCATCTTCATCGGGAGGCACACCATGCAAGCGAACAAAACAATGGAAAATATGTGACTCAAACAACCCGTAAGACTTGAAGTTAACGACCCTATCAAGCACATCTTCACCATCAATAGCAAGGAGGTGCAGTGGGACAAATCTTTCAGCAGAACGAATCATCCGAAGGGTCCGCAAAATCACTTGTTCCGTACGAGCGAAGGATGAAATGGTGAACTGAAGTTCTTTCACCATCCCTTTGTCCTCCAGAGAACCAAGTTTGTACCAATCCTGAACAACTTTCACATAACTCGGAATCTTGTGCTTACGCAACAAGTAATTCCGTTGATGTTCAGTCGTGTGCGACAACATGTTCATCAAATCAGAACTAATCATCTTATAAAGATCAGGCTGATGCGCACACAAGTTCAGGTATCCAATACTCTTCTGGATACGGTATTCACATTCCTTAGTCTTGGTCGCCATCTTCCGTGTTGCATCCGCCTTGTAATTGCTGTATCGCATAAGTAACTTTGACTTCTCATGCAACACTGCAAATTCCGGCACGGGCAAGCCAGCTAATGCAAAATCATTTGTAAATTCTGCACCAGGTTTCGGGTACTTACCAAGAAAGGTTTGACTGAAAACATCACTACCTGTCGACTCAACCCGTAATTTACACCCAAAGACACGTTCGGCAATCTCATATACAGCAGGCCAATCAATCTCTTCATCAGTGGCGACTATATTATCATCACTCATGTTAGCAAGGAAAATTCGCTCAAAGAATTCTCGAATAGGCCAATTCTGTGCCTTGCTCACACTATAAACGATAATCCCATCATAGCCATGAGTGTTCTGCCATGAAGTGTTCGAACTTCCAGTTGTGCCGCCCCCACGTTTCGTGACGACACCACCAGGTGCAGTTGTATGCTTCACTGCCACTTCATCAGTCACATCGGAATATTCAGCCGCGAAACCTTCAATGAACTGCCACAAATCTGCACTTGTAGTGGCATCCCTCTCCACATCGCGCCATAAGTCAGAAATCAAATTGACAATATGACCGATTTGTTCCTGCTTCATACTCATGTCAATATGCTTTTCAATAGCAGCACGACATGGATGATTGCGGTAACCGGCTTTTCGCATTTCACCAACGATGGCGAAAGCATTGCCATTCAGATTACGGTCAAACGATTCCGCATCCAATGAATGAATATACTTGTAACGCGAAGCTTCACTAAACACAGCACCCAATGCCGCACCGTTCAAGGTCAATCCACATTTGCCAGCAGCGTCATGAGGTGCATGACGGTTGTTGATGTCAAAATTCAACACACCCTGTTGCACATTCACAATCAACGACGTAGCAACAACAGACCTAAGCTTACTCGGCTTAGTCAATAACTTCGCCTTCGGCACCACTTGTGACTTCGGGAAAGCATGCGCCAAGCTAGGATACCACTCACCGGTTTGAAACGGGAGTAACGCCATCTGAGCTATGGGACGCAACCACCGTTCCGTCCTCAACTCACTACGTTTCCTCAACGGTTTGTCAAAACCCACAAACGGCAATCCAGCGGAAAAATTCTTGTGTTTCATGAAATGTGAAACCAGCTTCTTGGGATCAGCAACACGAGCATCAAGATACAATTCAGGGCACTGGTTAATGATTGTTTCCGAAACAGCAACAATATCATCGTCTAGCAATGCGTCAGCTGTTCTTGAATAAGTGTAACTAGCAAGTGAATTAATCATGATCTCCTTGCATGCCAGCACTATACCATCAATGCCATCAACGCCGCCGGCTTCAAGCCCTCTCGCTTTCAATAGCAAATCTACATGAGGGTTGCGATTCACACGGCGACAAAACTGATTGACATTAACATCACGTTTTCCAAAGAGTGACAAATTCTCAAGGTAATGGCCCAATGTTTTGTCATAATCGACATCAACAAACCGTGGGTTCTCATGAATCACAGTATCCAACTCAAGCACCCTATTCGATCGCAAATGTTGTTGAACGGGAGCCCAAGCACCTTTTCGACTTCGTTTTCCGTAACTGAAAATTTCCAGAATACGTTCGATTTCGGCAATCGTCTTGCAATCACTAAGACTTGCAACACCAGACAACAACAGAACCTCTAATGATGACGCAAGTTTAATAAGGCGCGCAAGAAAAGCGTCTCGGTTGAAATACAACATCTGCGACAAAGCGGTTCGAGTATTACCACATCCATACATTTGCGATACAAGAGGTGTAAGGTCAATAGGCTTGTCACCATAATAACAACATCCATCCGATTTCTGCGAGACAACAGCCCAAGGTTCAAGAGGCATGCCTAAAGACAAGGCTTTTGTCAAGCCAAGCGCACCAGGCTCTTGCCAATACAATGTCTTAAAAGGTACTGGCTGTGGACTACACGTCAACATCACCACCTTGACAGGCCGATGAACAGCGCATACACAGGCGAACAACTCGCTATTATCAACAGTAAAGCAGACATCAACAGCACCAGTCCCAGAACCACGTTTCAATACGATCGAACCCCACGTTGAACGACAACCTTTCATCGAATACGTCAAACAACCATTGGTAGCAGGATAAGAAAGCATCAAATCAACAATATACCATGAAGGCTTAAAACCCAAAACCAAATACTCATGGTCGTGAGCAGGCATTCGATTGCCACTAGAAATCAGATTCGGGACATCAGATATATGGTACACGTGTTGAAACCTTGACTCAGCTTCAACTCGGTCGTCTTCATGTGTAATAAAACAACACAATTTGGCCAAATTATCAAAACAGGACATTTCAACGTCGGGTTTGCAAACAGGTTGAACGTTCTTCGGCTTCAAATAACCATCGACATTCGTCTCGTTCGCCACCTTGTACATTTCGACAGCCTCATTCGAAACTTCAAGACTTGGAATGAAAGCCAAACTCAAAACGTCTTGCCAGGTTGGCACTGCATCAGGGCCGCCCAACGCAAAAATCGTTGGACCTGCCAGACATGTTACACCAAGCAACGCCAAGATCGACAACGGCACCACAAGAGCTAGCACTGCGACAATAGAAGCGCCAGCAATGAAACCTAAAACGACAATATCACCGCCATACTTTTGCTCAGACCGTATCGAAAAAGCTGCTGTTTGGCAGTTCCTCAAGCCAGTGTAGGCAACGCCATCAAAACTCATGACTTTCTTCACCAACTCATCCCAACGATCTTTCGTCAGTGCGGTAGGAATCGAAAACAAAGTTTTAGTTTTGGCATATGTTCTGACGTACGACCGGCAACGTGGGAACCCATCCTTAAGGGTGACACCAACACCAGTATAATATTGCCCATCTGTAAAATCTACATGCACAAAAGGCAACCAACTATGTTCAAGGCTCGAAAATCGCATCATAATCCTATCGTCATGATCGCACCATGGGTCTACTGAATCAATAAGCCCCATCGTGAGATAATGGAGCATGTCAGCCCACCAATACCGACGCATCAAATCATATAACAAAACCAAGGGCACCGTGACAACAGGTCCACAGCATCCAAGCACAAAAGACCAAGTAGTACTCGTACTGATTTGCCAAATACCATAAAAGAAAAGTGTGATCCCTTTACATACAGCAGAAGGCAAGTCACGGGCACGTAATTTACGATAGCAGTACGCCACAATCACAATGATCACGATTCGCCAATAAAGGGACAAGTCAATTTTAAACCCGGATGCGATAACCACAGTGATAGCTTCCGGAACGGTCCTGCTAGCCAACAAGTCTGGCAACATGGACCACAGCCAGTCGAAGAATACGTATAAAACGAATCCAAAACGCGACAATTCCGTAAACTGGTACATTGTAACAGCCATAACCACTGAAATGTCCAGAAGACAAACTTTGAACATCAAGCATAATCGTTGAGGCACACTCAGGGGCTTCATAAGACCATACCAGAACCAAAAATGATTGTGCTGAAATGTGAAATCCGGATCACTCACATAATCGCGATCCAAAAAACGATCCGCTGAAGTTACAAGGCAACCACAACTAGCGGCCGTGGCCATTGTACCCGCTCCACCATGGCACACAACATGCTCATAATCGGCCATCATCTCTGCATGATTTGTACGGTCATCATATTGGTACACGCTATTGGGTCGTGTCGACCACACATCAAGTATGTCCACATCAGCAAGGTAAGGTTCGGCGTGACTGCTACTACCCATGGCTATCAAGTACTTACGTTTACCAGCATTTGGTCTCTTTGTAAGTAAATTTAAACCATCACAAGAACGAGGGGCACAACCATCAAACGATCCGACACGGATGTCCGGACAGTTCACAGCAGTGATTCCAGTGACCAACCAATTAAACAATTTACCAAATTGTTTTTCCGATGACAACAAACGAAACTGTAATAACTGACTAGGTGGCGGTGCTAAGTCAAACGTAACAACATCACGCAAATGACCAACGCCACCCAGGGGTGCAATTGCAACACAATTGTCCTTCTTGACCCAATCATGCAACGGACCAACCAAACTCGTCAAGTAACGCGAACTTTTATAAAATTCAAATTGCTCCACATGTTTCAACGCTTGCAAACCCTCAACCGGAGTCAAACAGTCGTGTTGATCGCACATGACACCCGCTTTATTCAACAGGCGTACATAGTACTTCATAGGTGTCACGTCACCACGAGTGCCAAAAGTAAACACCCGAAACGCTGGTAATGCGCAAAATGAAAACAAATAATCGACAACACTATATAAGCAATCAAGTACCATGTCAACTACTGAGCCAGCACCAACTTGGAAATCATTCGAGAGCGCATCCCATCTGGGCGATCCGACATAATCAGACCCATAAGGACTTATATGAATGATGGCACCATGACGACGATACCGTAACGGCGCACACCGCATTGGTGCAGTCTTCAGTTCAAGACGTATTTCTCGCATCGTTGGATACATACCCAGATCACGACCATCAGCAAACAAAAACATGTAACACTTGCCTGGTTGCAACCATGGGAATACAATACAAAACTGTGCGGCCATCCAACGGATCACAGGTCCAATATTCAGACAAAAACCAACGAACAAGAACAGGTTACCAAAAGTCAAATAACCGCCAACTGGACGGTCAAGGTATGTCTTAGGCAACAACCAATTGTGGGGCGGACCAACAAGATGAATGAACTCAGGATCTTGACCGGTTGCACCTTTCCGAATAGGCCCGATAGGACCACCAGGGTCACCAGGGCCCGGATATGCAACATGCAATTTATTACACCATGTTGTCACAACAAGTCCACTACGGACATTTTCGGGTTCACGCAAAACCTCAAGCATAACCTTGGCGAAAATTGGGTAATACCCAAGATCAGGCGGGCACAAAAACAAACGCCGATAACAAAGGCCAGGAATACTGGACAACAAATCGACACCAAAAAACCTAACATCATGCATAGCGCGATAACCTATCCACGTAACGCCAATCAAAGCAAAAGTAAGCATGCGCTCTGCCACTTTTGCGGGTAAAGATGTATCACTTGCTTCAATACAACACAAACAAGTAAACATAACCATCGCGAATAAAATTCGGGAGCTGGATTTAAGCTCCTGGGAATTAGATCTTAAAAGATCTGGTTTAAACCCTATTTCACCATTTAAAACAGTATCCAACAAACCCATCATTGTAATGCGATTCGGCCGGCACCTTCTTAAAATCAAAAGTTGACGGGAAGGGCGAACCTTCCAAATATAAAATTTTGAGAGTGAAATGTCTCCTAAGCTGTTACACTGACCGAGACCTCTCATATTGGTGAATGAGAAAATAAAGATTACGAAAGTAATATAACTTTCGAACTAAAATCTATAAGGACAAAGTATCTCCTAAGCTGTTACACTGACCGAGAATATTTCATAATTTAATTGTTTTAAGGGTCCGTCTCATCCACGGATTTGGGTTTAGAATATTTAAGGTACTTCTAGAAAACCTGGCCGATTCGTCCGCGACTCCACGTCACTGGGGATCACACTCCAGCCCGGGCCCAATTACAACCGGTGTATCAATACCGGTTGTGAAAGCTGTAACACACTTTCACATTTTTGTTTACACCTCTTCAATACAACTGAATCCTATTCAGTTTGGGACATTCAAGCTCCCAGCATTCCTTTATTAAATCAATGCACCACTCAGGTCGTCCACGCACAAAGTGCAGGACCAAATTGAAATCTATTCTGATATATTAAAAGAGTCCATATCGAACTAGCAACTCTAAAAGACGTTACTTAGTTCGAACACAAGCCTACAAGGCTGATACTCAATATGATTTCGCAATCTCCGGCAAAGCCAGAGACCAAATCACAATCTACACAATCATTTTATCATTTTAAAGATCTTATTATTTTTATTTTATTTGAAATATTATTATTTTTGTAGCTTC